AACATGCAGCACAGCTTTCGCTATCCGGGTGATGAAGTGATGCAGCAGATTTTGCAGCAGTGCGAGTGCGGGGCACCCCGCACCTTGCCGCTGCCAAGTCAAACTGAGTGCATTAACCTGCGCGACAGCGCTCTTACCGGCAATCAACTGGCTATTGAGCGTGTGTTCAAGTTGTATCACAACGCGGTGGTTCCGGCCACTGCACCCGAACGTGTATCGCTGGCCATCATTTTCGATGCCTACGCACAAGTAAACCGAAAAATTCAAAGCCATGCGCAGAAAGATTAGTCTTCCCGGTAACCATGTGGATCACCTGGTTGCCCTGGTGTTTATCGGCTGCCTGATAGGTGCCGGTATGTTATACGTACTCGCATGTGTTTTAAAACCTTAACCAGCAATCACTACAATGGCTGTTACCCCGCTTCAGCGCTTCTGGTATCTGCTCAAACTTTTGGGGTGGAATTACTATGACGTGCTGAAGCCACACGGGGTAAGCAGCTTTAAGTACCTGAGCGTACAACGCCAGGAGGAGATTGTAAACCAATTGCAGGCGGAGTGGAACAGCCGCAGCAAGCGACCACGTGGCGCGGTAATTCATTACCTGTGCATGATGCCCAACTACAACTTTAAAACCATTACCGGTGAGCCGCATTACGAGCTGATTGATGAATGGTGCGTGAAGCATTTCAAAAAGCAGCTTAACCGCTTAAGCCTGGCCGAACTAAACAAAGCCGTGAGTGCGGTGAAGTCGTGGTATGCAAAAGAATTAAAGAAATGAGAGCAAAAATAAGTTTTGAAATAGGCGAGACCGTTTGGAAGCAACGGATGGAGTTGATTAAAGAAACGGACGGCACATACACCATCATCAAGCATGCTGTTAATCAGCGGGACGAGACGGATACCATCAGAGGTATCACCGCTGATGTTATCCGGAACATGTTGCAGGCTATTCAAAAGAAACTGGTATGAGCAAAATCACCTACGAACAGAAAATGCGCTTGCTGGAGAGCTACATAGCCGTGCCGCGTGGCGTGCATGACGTAGAAGTACTGAAGGCAATAAAGATGGATGTGATAAAAGGCGCGAGCAAAACACCGCCTCGTAAATCTCCAAAAGAAGAAGATAATGAGTTGTATAACCAGTGCATGGGTGTGTACCGCGAGTTTTTGAACAAGCGTAACAGCCACCTGGATATGACCGGGCGCAAGGCTAAGGATAACAGCGAGGCGATGCGTAACATCATTAACTACATCCACAACTTCGCCAAGAGTAACCAACGCCCGCATGATGATGCCAGTGTTTTGAAGGGCATTCAATTCATGTTCGAACACTGGGACAGGCTTAACGACTTTCACCGCAACCGCATTAAGCTGCCCGACATATATGAGAACATTGAGGAAATATTACCGATGATCAGAAATGGCTATGACAAAAAAACTTCAGCTAAAAGCAACCTTGAGCAGTTTGAGCAAAGCCTTAAACGCGGGTAACAGTGCGCTGGCCATACGTGAGCTGAGCACCCTGAGCATTCGTAAAATTTTGGATGCACAGGAAACCCGGCAGGAACTGGAAGAGCAACTGGACACACTGCGCAAGAGCTACCGATTTTATAAAGAGAACAAGGTGGAGGACAGAGTAAAGCACCTGGCCGCGATAAAGAAGATGGCCGCTCAATTGAAGGCCAAGCTGGATGAGTCTCCCCGGTACGATTACCTGGTAACGCTTCGAACACAAAACGAAGATGAGTTGCTGCGCACGCTGAAGCTGATGATTATTTCCGTAGTTAAATATTTCAACACTACCGAAGTGATGAGCAGGGATTTGATTGAAGAGACCGCGCTGCGCATTGCTTTCAACTTTGGCGACCTCACATTGGAAGACATAGCCCTTTGCTTTCACCAGGCGCAAAACGGTGAGCACGGCAAAATATACAACCGTGTTGATGGTGCGGTGATTATGGACTGGCTGCAAACCTACCGGAAGAGCGTGCAGCAAATTGGTATGGAACGCAACCGCGTGCGGCACAACCAGGGCAAGACAGGTATTTGGAAAGACGGACATGAATACCGGATCATTCAGCCAACACGAATTAAAGAACTTATGTAACCCAATTTTTATGAAAGACAACTTAACTGAATTCTTCGCAATCCTTTTACTCTGCGCACCCTTGTTCGCAGAGTTGTATGACGACAGAGACGGTGATGAGCACCCAAACCAGGATTGGATTTGGCGTGGATTTTTAATGATCATCTTCGCTGCGCTTGCCGCCTTCATGTACATTGAACTGTACCGTGGCCCGGCTGATTACTTCAAAAAGTTCGGGCAAAACTTTGCACTGAGCTTTGGTATTTTCTCGCTCTTCTTTCCATACCTGATAAACATTGCGCACAAGAAAAAGCGCTGGTGGGATAGCCTGAGTAAAACCGCATGGCCTGATAAGCTGCCCACGTGGGCGGGCACACCCTGGTATGGCAGGCTCTGCATACTGCTTATCATCTTCGGTGCGTGTGTGCTAATCTATACATGCCCCGGAAAGATTCTTTCCTTCTACAATCCGTGCAACCATTAAACCACAACTATATGCAAACACTAAGAATTGAAATCCCGAAAGGGTTTGTTATTGACAGCATCGACAAAGAGTCGGGCGTGATCAAATTAACCGAACAGCCAAAGAACATCACTGAACGCATTAAAACGGTTGATGATGTGCTGGCGTGGCACAACCTGGACAAGGCAAGCTGGGCCAGATCATGCGCTGATTTAACCGATGATGAAAAAGCCTATCGATTATTAAAGCTGCTCGCCAAAGCACTCAACCAAGGCTGGACACCCGATTGGAATAACCACAATGAGTATAAGTACTACCCGTGGTTTGAAATGGGCGGCTCGCCCGGCTTTCGGTTTCTCGACTCCGCTGACTGGGGTTCGTGTTCGGGTGTCGGCTCGCGCCTTTGCTTTATCAGCGAAGAAGTTGCCGACTACATCGCGCAGCAGTTTATTGACTTGTACCGCGATTACTTTGTAAAGTAAAATGAAACAAGGCTGTGCAATGGTTGGAGCGGCTCGCCCGGCTTTCAGTTTAACGACTCCGATAACTGGAATTCGAATTCGAATGTCAGCTCGCACCTATGCTAACGATATAACTGTTGCAGGCCCTACCGAAAGGTAAAAAAACACGTGACTTAAACGCCAGGTCGTTGGTAGTGTAAGCGAAGGCGACCTGAAGAAAGCAAAGGAGGAAATATGAAATATATCACGATCAATCTAAAAGATGAAACAAACGGTATTATCGTTAACAAGAAGTCGATATGCCTTGACCTGGATAAGATTATCTATATTCTATACGAAAGAGATTGCCGGGTAAGAAAAACAGACTTATTCGAAGACGATTATCAACGCATCCAAATCATGTTGATGGGCAATGAGTCAATAACCATAATGGGTAAGGACGCAGAGCTAAAGACAATAACCGAAGTTCTTGGCTTAAAGGTAGAGTCTGAAGTTAATCTTTCTGAAGGTGTATTAAAGTGAAACGCCTCAACAACCTTTACGAACAGATCACCAGCCTGGCCAACCTACAGGAAGCCGACCGCAAAGCACAACAGGGCAAGGCCAACCAGTATGGGGTAATTAAGCACAACCAAAACCGCGAGGCCAACCTGCTAGTGTTACAAGACTTACTTCAGAGCAAGACCTACCGCACATCAACCTACGATGTGTTTACCGTGCACGAACCGAAGGAGCGCATTGTGTACCGGTTGCCTTACTTCCCTGATCGCATTACGCACCACGCCATAATGAATGTGCTGGAGCCGATATTCGTTCGCACCTTCACGGCTGACACGTACAGCTGCATAAAGCAGCGCGGCATTCATGCCCTGCTCAACAAACTCAAGCGTGACTTAAACGACACTGAAGGCACCCGCTATTGCCTGAAGTTTGACATAAAGAAATTTTACCCGAGTGTTGATCACTACACACTCAAGCAGCTCCTGCGCAGAAAATTCAAAGACAAGGATTTGCTGTGGCTGCTCGATGAGATTATTGACAGCGCACCGGGCCTGCCTATTGGCAACTACCTGAGCCAATACCTGGCTAACTTCTATTTAACGTACTTCGATCACTGGCTGAAGGAAGAGAAGCGCGTGAAGTATTACTACCGCTATGCCGATGATGTAGTGATATTAGGCAGCAATAAGCGCGAGCTGCACCAACTGCTGGAAGACATTAAACTATACCTGGAAGAACTCAAGCTGGAGGCGAAAGAGAACCACCAGGTGTTTCCGGTGGCAGCGCGTGGTATTGATTACGTAGGCTACGTGTTTTACCACACGCACATTCGGTTGCGTAAGCAAATCAAAAAGAACTTTGCCCGGAAGCTCGCAAAAAGAAAGGCCCCAGCGCCCTGGTGTGCATCATACCTGGGCTGGCTGAGCCACTGTAACGGAAAGCATTTAACTAAAAAACTGATACAACATGGAAGATGATTATGAAGTAGACTATGAGAGCAGCTGCTCTAAATGCGGACATTCACCCATACACCACCGCGACTGCACAAACTTGTTCTGTGAAGATGGGTATATTGATGAATCGGAAAATGACCCGATAAACTTTATGCCTGGTGAATCGTTGCGAGGCTGCGAAGAATGCAGAGGCACAGGCATTGAAGTGTGGTGCCCAAATTGCGGGGCTAATTTATCAGGTGTTGAACATAGCGTTGATGAAGATGAATAACTTCAAAGACTTCAACATCAAGCCGCGCATCAACAACTTTGTAGGCGAAAAAATACAGGTTCAAAAGCTGTTCAACCTCACCATAAAAGTGCTGGACTTTAAGCTTGAACCCTCAAAGCAAAAGAAGGGCACCCAGCTGCTTACCCTGCAAATTGAAAAGAGCGGAGAGAAGCGCGTTGTGTTCACCGGCTCAACCGTACTCATAGATCAGATCAAGCGCGTACCCGAAAACGGCTTTCCCTTCACCACGATAATCCGTGGTGATAATGATTATTACGAGTTTACCTGAAAACACTATCTTTGTCATGCTACAATTACAGACACGTTTAGGAGGAAAGTATCACCTGAAAGGCATAGCCGGTCAGGGTTTGATACCTCCTCTGGACGTG